GTTCAAAAATCTGACGGTTTCTTCTTCTCTGATGGAACTCTTAATCCAGAATTGGGAAAATAGAAGGGGAAGCTGCACTGCCCCTTACAAAATATTTTAAAGTGGCAAATCCTTTTGATAATCCTGCTATATTTACAGACTCGTATGTATACGATCAAACCGATCCTCAGCCACAACCTCAACCTACACCAGATCCACAACCTCAACCTGGTAATGGAAATGGTAAAGGTGATGGGGATAAACCTAAAACAGAAACTGATAAGAATACTAAAGATGCTAAAGATAAAGCTAAGGATCCTAAAGCAAATCAGCCTCAGGATCCTGATAGTGCATTAGCTGGTATTAAAGATTCTTATTTGAAAATGACTGGTGTAGATCCTGCAAAGTATAAGAAAGCTCAAGCTGAATCTAGAAATAGAGCTGATAATTTATATGCAGAAATTGTAGCTGGTACTAATGCATCATATGTATATGGTACTAGAGCTGGTAATGGTCTTAAATTTACAGAACGAGAACTATCCACTGTTATGGGTATGCCATATCAATGGATGGAGAATGTAGATAATAGGATTCCAGAACTAGGTGGCTTTGGTAGAAAGTTTCATGAAAAGATTCTTTCTAAGATGCCACTATTAGTTCTTACTCCAGGTATACCAGACTTTATGGCTGGTTATGCTGATGAGAAACGTAAGAGTGTATTGAATTCATTACTCGGTGCAGTTAGTGGTCAATCTATTGATAAACTAGCTAACTCTACTGATAATGAAATGAGATATTATACTCTTCAATTTGAAGCAGAAGATTATTATAGATACGTAAACTCTATGTGTACAGCACTATCTGTATTCTTAAATATAAATGGTGAAATGTATAATGGTGAGCAAATCGGTAATATTAACTGGTTTGATAGATCTAAGAATGAAATCGCACACAACTATTCATACTATGGTGGTGTAGGTTTATATCTAAACTCTGAAACACAAATCTCAGAAAACTTCGGTAATGATACTGCACGAAGTATCTTAGCTGATAAAATCAACAGTATGTCTGATATTGGTCGTGAAGTACAATTCTTGACTGGTATTAGTGGATTTGATGTTGACTTATTCTCTGCTAAGGAATTGAATAAAGATGCTGGTAATACAGATAAGATGACTAAAACTGGTAGTCTTGGCACAATGAAAGGTTTCATGGGTATGATCATGAATGGTGCTAAGACAGTATTTGCTGGTGGTAAATTAGAGTTCCCTGAACTATGGGCTGATTCCTCATACTCAAGTAGTTACTCTATTAATCTTAAATTAGTATCTCCAGATTATGATAGACGATCTTGGTATATAAATATCGGTGTACCACTAATGCATTTGATTGCTATGTGTGCACCACGTCAAGTATCTCCAAATGGATATGTATCTCCATTCTTAGTTAGAGCATTCTATCGTGGATTCTTTAATATTGATATGGGTCTAATGTCTATGTCAGTCCAAAAAGGATCTGAAGGTGGTTGGACAGTTGATGGTTTACCTACAACTGTAGATGTAAGTATAGAAATTAAAGACCTATATAGTAAACTTTCTATTTCATCTGAACGTATCCTTGGTAAAGGTGCAAGTCAAACATTTGGTAATGTCGGATTAATTACTTACTTAGCTAATATGGCTGGTGTAAATACTAATGAACCTGATATTATCCGTACTGCTCGTTTATTCTTAGCATTAAAAGAGCAAACACTTGTTAACTTCCCTAACTCAATTCAAACTAAGATTAGTAATAGTATTGCTAATATTATCACTAACCGTGTATTCCGTAAGGGCTAAATTTATATACTAATCAAAACATTGACTTAAGGTACTTTAAGTACCTTAAGTCTTTATTTTTGAGGTGATTTTATGAAGAATCGTAAACAGAAGTTCTATGAATATGAAGAGAAGTATGGTAATATACCAGAAGACTTTCAAGAACGATTAGAATGGATGTATGATAAATATAAATTAACTCCTGCTAAACAGCAAGAGATATTAGATAAAAGAAATCTAATGATGAATACATTAGATTTCGTTGATATTAAAGTAGTACTATTTGAAGAACCTGAAGGATCTCCACGTCCTCGATTTAGAATAGTTAATAGATATAACTTAGCTAATATGGCTATGGCTAACTCTCAGTTTGTTCATGTATACTCTATCACTGGTAAAGAAGATAATGTATTCATGAAACGATTATTAGATAGTGGTGAACTTAATCAAGTACAGCAAATGCTATATACTCCATGCGATGTAGAATTCAATGCATTTGTTAAGACGCCATCATCTTTTAATACAGTGGATACCTTCCTAGCAGAGATTGGATTAATTAGACCGACTAATAAACCTGACTGGGATAATATTGGTAAAAAGTATTCAGATATGTTTAACTCCAATATATGGTTAGATGACACTCTAGTTATAGACGGTACAGTTAGAAAGTATTATTCTATTAAACCTAGAGTGGAAGTTCATCTTAAGTATATGAATATGCTTTATAATAGAACTCAATATACTTCTACAGTTAATAAGTTGAATAAACAAGACTTAGACTCATCTAAAGTAACTTACTTTGACTTTAATAAGTTGAAGTGATATATTATAACCTTGATGTATAATATAGTTATTAATTTAGGAGGATTGAATTATGCCATCACAATTAACACCTGGTAATCAGGAAGAGATTAAGAGTAAGACACAGCCACCGTATGAACAGTTTGAAGAATGTCAGAGAACAACTTGCGTATATCGTAATGCTAATGGTAGATGCATTTATGAAACCTGTGTATTTACAAATGAGAAACCTAAGTTTGTAGAGCATTGGGATTTTGAATGTCAGTCTTGCCATAAGATTGAGCAACGTGATGTACGTGATATGAAGATCATGTTTTGCGATAGCTGTTTAGAACGTATTAAGAAAGCTGAGAAATTACCATTCCATTGTGTATTCTGTGGTAAGTCTCAAGGACATCCATCCAAGATCATGTTTAGTGGTATTTGTGATGAATGTTTTGCTAAGTTAAATAGAAGTATTCATTGTAAGAATTGTGGGAATTCATAATGGAAAATAACTTTAGAGGAAGATATAGACCAGCTAGTGCTGAAAGTATAGTTGTAGCAAACTATATTAGATATGAAACTCTAGCTGAAATAACTAATACTGCATTTGCTGGTAGTAATGCAAATGTATTAAATGTATATATTGATCTATACCAACTATTTAGAAAGATGTATAGATCTGATGTAGCTATAGGTAATAGATCATCCGTAGCTGCAGCTGTAGTAAATATGTGTATTCATTATAGAGCATTCTATAAAAAATATTATGGAGTTCATACACGTATTTATCTAATGCAAACATCTGGTCCGATGTTAATGAATGAGAAATTCTATCCAGATTATAATCATACTAATATTGAAAAGATGATGTTAGCTGATATGATTACTACATTCATGATTCAAAATACTGCTATCTTAAAAGAACTATGTAAGTATTTACCAGATATCTATTATATTGAAGGACCTTATGAAACATCTGTAATGATCAACTCTACTATCATGGATAGAATTGATAATAGTCCTAACATGATTATTTCTAGTAGTTCATTACAATATGCAGTCCCAGTATTTGCTAAAGATCAAACAGTAGTTATTGATCATAAATGGGTAGAAAATAATATTAGATATAGAATCGTTGATAAGTATAATGCATTGATTGAGTTATTAGCTAAGTATAAGCTATCAGATAATACAATCAAGAAATGTGTTAATATTAATCCGCAACTATTTGGATTATTCATGGCTATGACTCGTAATGAGCATAGAGATTTATACTCATTCAATAATGTATCTAATACATTGAATGTATTGAATCATGCTATCAATAGACATGAGATTCCTAATGCATATATCTCTCCAGAATATACTGAGATGATATCTTTATTAGCACCAGATAGAACTGAAGAATTAGTTAATAGATATAAAGCCGTAGATTTATCTTATCAAACAGAATTATATCGAATGTCTAATAATTATCTAGATAGATCTTGGGATGTAAACTTACAAGATCCTGATATGGTTAAACTATTGAATGAAAAATACTTTAGAGATAACCCTATAGATATAGATAGAATATAAAACTTATTCCCATAGGAGTCTAATCTCCTATGGGATTTATTTTTTTGTTAAAATGGGCTATTTTGAACATCTTGATAACCGGAGGTGTATATTATGCCACAACTTAAATACGAATACTATATTGATCTATACTATAACTGTATGGATTATAAAGAACCAAAACTGATTGATCAGAAAAATATAAAAAGTTTAACCATATACAAAGAGTATGATAAATATAATATGCCAATTGCTACTATGAATTTGCACATAGATAAGAAATTTGCAGATAATATTATCAAGAACTCTAAGACTGCTACAATGATTATGGCTGTTTATAAATACCAATTAGATAATAATGCAGCTATAAAACAATTATACTTTAAACATGAGTTCTCTTATCTTACTGATGATGATACTAACAAGACAGAAGATATAGACTATGCTAAAACAGATTCTAAAGATGAAGATCGTGAAGATGTATATAGAATTCTTAAACTTGGATTAATATCTAAGAAGTTAGTAGATAGAAATCTGAGTCCTAATAATGCAACTATATATAAATCTTCTATGCAGAATATTATAGTTGACTTACTCAATATAGGTGAGCCATTATTGATTGAACCATTTACTGAGACTGAATTAGTAGAGCAATTGATTATTCCACCTAAAGAGTCTTTATCTAAGACATTAGACTATCTAAATACTATTCGTGTATTCTATAATACTGGATATAGATTCTTTATGGATTTAGATAATATCTATTTAGTATCTAAGTCAGGTAAAGCCACATTAAGAAATGTAGATAAGTATGCGACTATTAAGTTTAACTTATCAGATATTGGTGGTAAAGAAGAAGCTATATTAGAAGGCTTTAGAGATGATGATAAGACTAAGAGTTATATAGTTGATATACCAACTACAGATATTAAATATGGTAAAGACAATATAACTGATAAAGAGCTTAATGGATTTACTGCAGTAATTGATGCATCTAAGACTGTACAACAAAGTTATCTTAAAAACTCTAGAGCATTTGGTGGTATCTTTGGTGTATACCAAAATATTATGAATACTATGAATGCTATTAAGAAAGTATCTAGTAGTGTACGTCAAGTAGTAAAGAATATTCATCAGACTACTGATACTATTAAAGGTAACTTTAATCAAATAGTAGAGCAAGCTAAAGAATCTAAGTCTGTAATAGATACTGTAGCTACACAAGCTGAAGCATTATTAAGAGAATTACCAAAGACTGCTTTAGACGGTACTGCAGAAGTAGTTGGTTTAGATGGTGTTGTTAGAAAATCTGATACCAATATAAAAGATGTATTGAATAATATCATCAAACATACTGTAGTTATGCAGACTACATCTACTAATACAGTAGAGAAATCTGAAGATAAATTTGGTAAATTTAAAGAAGCATATACAGGTCAGATATATCATATAGAAAACTTTGGTTCTCTAGTTGGTGCTATATCTCCAATTAACTTTACTGATAATACAGCTCAATTAACTAAAGAAGTTAGTAAGCTTCCTGAAAAGAGAGAGCAATCTAATATTCATTTTAAAGAAAGTATGACTGACTTTAATACTGAGTATAGTAAATATATAACTAGTAATGAGATTATTGTAAACTCTTTAAATGATACACCAGATAAGTTATTCTATGTAATCAAAAAGGATAATAAAGGGCAAGCTATAGAAACTCATGAGTTAGATCTTAGAGCTCTTAAATCTAATCTTCCTGAATTAGTAAAGAATTTAGACTTTAGTAAGATGAAGCTTAGTGATATGAAAGGTTTCGCTGAGCAAATGAAGAATAGTCTTAAATTAAATGCTAATGTAGGTGATGGATTAAAGAAACAAATAGCTGCTACAAGAGAGATTCCTAAAGACTTCTCTAAACAAATTCTTGAGGGTGCAAATACATATGTTAAATCTTTACAAGATACAAAAAACATTGCAATTGCTAATACTAAGAATAGCATAATCAATACAACTAAGTCACTAGGAGCATTAAAAAGTAACTTAAGTTCACTATACCAGAGTGGTAGTACTGCTATAAGTGGAATAAGCGATATGTCTAAGGTTGGTACTAATGGCGAATCAATGATAGATGTAGCATTAGATTTAACTGATATAGTAGAAGACTTAGGTAAACGTAAGCTAATTCGTATTCCTAACGATAATATGGGATTAATTAAGAACTTTAAACATGCCTTAGAGTTGAAGTCAGTTTACTTATCTTTAAGCAAACAGCAATTAGATAATTCTATATTCAATATGAATCTAAAGTATCTAATCAATAATAATACTAAAGAGCATAAAGAGGATACAACTGATTATATTATGCTATCTAAGATAGAAGTATATACTAATCAAGGTGAACGTTTCTTAGCAACTACTAATATGACATTTGCTAAACTTCCTAAGAGTACTGCAGATAATGCTAAAAAGATATAAAGAAAATCCCCTATGGAGTTAAACTCCATAGGGGTATTTATATTAACTATTTTCTTGAGCTTTTTCAGCATCATTACCAGCGTTAACATATGCAGATACATGAGCTTTAATAATTTTCATGTAATCAGACATAATCTTTTCAGCTGTTTGGTACTTGCATTGCAAATATGTACTATAAGTAGATGCGATTCTATTAACGATCTTTTGAGCATTGACTGCTGTTTTAGAATCAATGCCACCATTCTTAACATCGTTAATTGTTTTATTAGCATTTGCAGTAATAGCTGCACTATTACTACCAGTAGTTCCTGGAGTAGGAGCACCGGCAGTATCCAATTCAATTTCAGAAAATACATTTCCATATAAGTATGTATTGTATTTATTTGCCATAATTATTGACCTCCTTGTGGTTGAGTTGTATTAGTTCCACCATTAGTACCGCCACCTTGAGGAGTACCATTACCAGTTGGAGAAGGAGTTGTTGTAGTAGCAGGTTTAGCGGCTGCTGAATTATTAGTATCAGTTTGCTGTTGAGGCTGTTGACTAGCAGCTTTATTAATAGCAGAATCTAATGATTTAAATACTTTATCACTAGTAGCTTTATCCTTCTTAATATTGTCTACAATTTTAGGAATAGCTAATACTTGTTCAGCTAAAGCACTGATACTGATTTCATTAGCAGAGTAATCTTTATCAGAATCTTTACCACCTTGGAAATAATCATTACATGTTTCTTTCCATTCATCGGTATCTTTATAGTCAGGAATAATGTCTTTGCGGAAGTTATTAATAACTTGATCTACATCAGAATTTTCTTCCATTTTAGTTGCAGTCATGATAACATCATCAAAGTTAATATTAGGAGGAGTTTGAATACGATTCAAACCTTCTTTGTAGTTAGGCATGTTGACTGTAGTGAAACCTGCGGTAGGTTTACTTAATTGGTCTTTATATTTGTCAAGGTATTCTTTATTAGATTTGAAGAACTTATCAAACCAGTTAGATACTTTATCGAAAAGACCCATAACGAATTCTTTAATTTTATTGAAGAATTCTTTTACTTTATCCCATGCACCTTCATGAATAGCTGCTAAACGATTTTCAACATCTACGCCTTCGGCGAGAACCATTGCTTCTTTAATACAGCAATCCATAATAAGGTCATTGTGTTTCATATCAGTGATATGATTCATTAAGATTTCAGTATCAGTAAGTTTAGAGAATTTGAATGCTTGTTGTTCTTTTAAGAACTTAGCAGACTCTTCAGCTGCAATACCAACTTGGTCATCAACAAATTCTTGGTTAGCCATTAAAGTAATAGCCGATAACACAGACTTAGCTTGATAGTAGTTATTGCAGATGTATTGAGCTTTAATACTATAAACTGTTAAGTGATAAGTCCAGAGTTCAGAAATCATACTAATGATGATACGTTCAATCTTACGAATATGCTCATCACTACCAACACTAATCTTAGTAGAGTTTCTATATTGAATAACTTTGTTTAAAAGTTTCTTATATTCTTTATTGATAAGTCTAGCATTATCTAAGTTAGCTGCTAGATCATCACGTACAGACTTAATAATTTCGATGCATTTATTTACATCTTCTTTATGGAAAGAGACAGTAGTAGATCCATTAACAAAGATATCTGGAGTCTTAGATAAATCTTTAACTTCAATATCATCTGGATCTGCATCAATAATCTCAGCCTTAGCACGTTTAATAATTTTGCTTTGGTTATTAGTAGTAATCTCTAATAACTTACGAGCATCATCTTCAGACAACTCATAGAAGTTATCACCAAAGAAATGCAAAATATCAGTTAAGATATTCTTAGAGCACGGAATTTCATCATCTAAAACATACTTAACCATATCACGTTCAAAAAGAACGTCATTGCCATTAAAGTCTTTTAAGTAATCACTGACTACATTAATTAGTCTAGAATCACCTTCATTACTCAAACGTTTAAGATTATATTCTAATACTTCAACGTATTTATCAGAGTAGAATGAATTAAGACGAGTTAAAGTGCCGAAGAATTGATCATATGCTTTTCTTGCAGTCACTTCAGATTCACTTTCTAACAAATTACGATAGAAAGTTTGTGTTTCTTTCATAGCCTTAGTTTTAAATGTATCAACTAACCTAACAACTTGAGGTAAAGTTGCAAAGGAAGTTTTAGCAACAAGGCTTGGAGTTTTAATTTTATCTAGTAGAATGCCATCAAAAGAGAAAGCTTTCATATTACCTTCCATTATATTACCTCCAAGGTAAAGTTAATAAAAATAAAGACATAACTTGTCTTTAGATATTAAAATATGATTCGAATGTAGATTCATTAGTAGGCTTACTAGCACTAAGAATTACACGACACATAGAACGAGCATCAGATTTAGCTCCTTTAAAGAATTTTATCATAATGCTATTAATTACAATAAAGTGCCTACTTAACATAGATGCTACAGTTTTATATGCTATATATTTTGCTTTAGGTCTTTTATCGAAATCAAATCCATTAGCTACATATGTATCGATATTTTGATCCATAATTTTATAACATACTTTTTCAAATACATCAGTTGAAGACTTAGCAGTCTCATCTAATATTTTCTTTAATTTAGAGATATCTAAAAGAAGAGTATGCTTAATATTATTAAAGTTCTTTTTAATCCATTTAGAATCTACGTCTTCATAGCCGTATGCTTGAGCAAACATTTTTTCTTTCCGTTCTAATATAATGGAAAATTTATAACAAACTCCATCTAAATATTTTTTATATAGATCATCGTCTTTTATTTTATTTCCATTCTTTTCTAATAACTTTAATAATTCTTCTGATACTCTCTTATTAGATTTAATTACATCATCAGTAAGCATACCTGGATGTGATATCATACTAGCATATTTATAAGTCTTTTTGAAATCTTTATCTAGATAATTAAGATTTTCTTTCAACTGTTTATCATACTTTTGTAAGAATTCTTTATCACCACGTATATAGGATTCAATATATGCAATGAATTTATTCCAAACATTCTTAACCCAGTTCTTAACAAAGTTCCAGATCTTTT